AAATGTTCGATGATGTCCGCATCAACGGTATCATCTCCCGACGCAACAAAGAAAAGAGATATATGTGTCGTCACTCGATCATCTAAAAGATCTATTTTATCGATATATGGTGCAGGCAAGTAAGTACCAAACTTACTTGTTGTGTCGCCTTTAAAAGTTAACTCTGGCATATTTCAGGCTCCGTAACAACTCCGTAGATATCAAAGAAAAGATTTTCCTCTTCGGGTGCGCACTCAAAATCTAAATCAACATAATAAGATTGTTTATTAAAAATTTCTACGCCCTTGCAAGCCAATCTCTGATCCACTTGGTAATCTGCCAACACATCGAAATAATATTCTACACTATCTGTAGTTAAGTCTTGTTCTGCTGTTTCAATTTGATTCGCTGATAGCATGAGGCCGTCTTTGATTTGTGGAACAATTTTCTTAAAGTATTTTCTTGTTATTCTACTTGTGGCTTCAGGCGGTACTTCAAAGACTTCAAGTTCAAAATTCTCTGTCAATAAAATAGTATTGACCTCCTCAAGGTATATCAACGGGTCGTCTGATTCTAAAACAATCTCTTTACCATCAGCGAAGGGTCCTGTTGAATCCACCAACTCTCTTACCCGCAGTGGGTCGATAGTAAGTTGGAGGTCCCGAACTTTTAATACATAATTTGCTGTTATATCGAGTTGTGGCACATTGGTGTTTGCTATGGTCATTGCAGCCGAGGCTGAGAGGGTGCTCTCGGGATCCCAGCTTGATGCGCTAATTGTGCTTTGTAAAGTCACTATTTTCCAAGCTGGCGCGGTTTGACTATCTCCATCTAAATATGCATCTCCAATAGCGGCATCAAACCTGTAAACGTCTTTTGATGGCTCAAACTTAGTTTCTATGTCATTTAAGTTAAAATAATTGACGGGCGAGGATCCTCGTCTTTGAAGTGCGGTAGTCTCCAGATCTTCAAATAAAGTTAAGGTTTCCAGATATTGAGTATTATCTTTAATTCTTATGTTAATGTGGTTTTGTGGTTCGTTTGCTTGGCCGGTATATCCATTATCATAAATGACATTATCATCAAAAAAAGCATAATATGTTGGCTTAAAACTGCTTATACCTAACATTTTTCTACCATAAGTTGTTAGTTGTAGATCATAAACCTGTTGTTTTTTATCTAAGAATTTAACCATTTTATAATGATCCCGAGCGAGAGTTCTTATACAACACCTGTGCGTCTATTTTAATTAGTTCAACAAAGGATAAGTAATCGTAGGGCCAGTTAAAAGCAATATTGTATCCTGTATCTTCAGTTGTGGCTATTTCTTCACCCGTTGATTGTCCCGCTTGGGGTGCAACCAAATCAGAATATTTGGTTGTGGATTTTTGCTTCACCTTGAATACCATCCAACGAAGATTCTCGTTATCCATCAAATTACTTTCGCTTAAAAGTTCAGTATCCATTAATTCATGGGCTACAGAGGCAACTTGCCGTGTGATCTTCCTGAAGTTACGTGGGGCGAGATTTTGCCAAATATAACTAAGATCATCTTTATCCAACGTATATTCAAATTCAAATATATACATTACCATTGGGGCGATTTGAGCACTACTCAAGAAATCAAATTGAGGAGGAAAAACATATTCTTGCATTTTATCAACCTGTCTTCGGATAGATGGGCCGGCGGTGGTTAGTGAATCCCCATCTACACTTCCAACGGCGCCGCTCAAACAGGCTGCAATTCTTTCTGAAGGAATACTAATAAATCTCTTACGTTGTGTGGCTAACTCGCCTGTGGCTGCAGTATATTCAACAATATATGGCACGGCTATAACTGCTTCTTTGATCTTTCGACTTTCGGCAATTTCTCCCAGGCGGGCGGTAGTTTGTTGAGGAACAAACTTAATAATGTCTGTGAGTGATTGGGCGCGTTTGTGTAAATTTGCCCCATTGGTCGATGCATTATTATCATTGTAAATTGAATTATTATAAATTACATCATAGTGGTTTTTCAACCAAGTGGTTGGAATGTCACCGATTTCTAAAAACACACCCTTATCTGGAGTATCGGGAATAACACCAAACTGATGCCACATACCGCGAGGAACAGACGCCGATCCAAAAGTTGGCAACGTTACATTACCGGCTGCATCTGTGATGGGATGAACACCTTCATCATTAAAGTTTAACATTGGGGTTTCAAACTTAGGTTGAATAATCCATTTTTTGCCTGCGGTTTCGTTTTCCGTTAATATTTCATTTCCAAATTTATCTGTTCTTTGTTTCAGCACTCGCTCGATGCCAAAATAATTTACACTAGCACTTAATTGCATTGAATTTGCATTAATGTTCTTACCTTCATAAATCAAATCTCCCGCAGTGGGGAATGAGTCGGATCCGCTGAAGGTTGCTATCAATTGTGTTCCAGAAAGAGATGTGGTTCCCACCGAAGCAGACACACCGGGATCCATACGCCGCAACACAGTCTTGGTTTCTGTAAGGATTTTTTCTAAATCATATTTAGTATCTCCTTGGGGGCGAAAGATAAAGTCAACCCAAGCTTCTCCGTTATAGTAAGGAGGAGTATATGCACCATTAAAGCCGCTCAAACCGTCCAAGGGGTAGGTATTACGAACAACCGACAAAGAAGCCTCTGATCCTGAAGGTCGAGCAGCTATAGGAGGACCAAAAGCTGTAGGTCTGCTATACATTGTAAAACTTTCTTTAAAACTGGGATTTTGTCGAGGATCTTGCGGGAGAGGATAGGAACCACTTCTGAATTTATCATTAAAATAACTTTTACCTCCGAAAGTGGTATAGGTAGAATTATTGCCGGCTGCACCAGATTCATGTTGATAAGTTCTCGCACCTTTAGCCGACTTGCGTATCTTCAATCGAGCGAAATAGGTAGAACCGGTAACAAATTCCAAATCACTTGTCACAAGCTGCGATTCTAATTTTGTAAAACCACTATCTTTAAGGAAGAACCCGCCAACTTCTCCGAAAAAGTTTTCAGCCATTCGAGAATAAATACTATCGTTTGAATTGACAGCAAAGGATGATGTTATGTCTAGACTTGCTGAGGGGTGTGGTTCTAAATCTATAAATTCTAATCCATCCAAATATCGTTCTGGTGCCAGTAATGTTTCAAAGGGTATCTTATAGTCCCAATATTGACCACCAGCATATCCTTCTTCTGCATCAGTACTAGCAGTATTTGCTGAAGTAATCATCCAATTGTTAGTGGATTCGGAATGTGCAGTGCCGAAATATGTTTTTCGTACCTTGGTTTCATCTAAAACAATAGGATAATTTACAGCAATGCCCGATTTTATAGAGTTATATAAGATCCCCGGCGAATAAAGAGTCTGCATTAATGGTCTTAAATGGCCATCAGAATGTTGTACAATTTGATTACCTTTCTTTGATGAAAAGCTTTTTCCATAAGAACTAGAGAATTGTGCTATTAGATCCAAGGTTCTTTGGGCTGGATAAAAACCTTTATATGGATTAAACCTGATCACTCCACTACAAACCAATTTAATCTGGGTAGCATTTAATAAACTATCGTTTTTTATCTTCAGAAAACCGCTCATAAATTCAGAATTAGAATAATCCTTATAAAAATCACTTTGGGAGCTACTCAAACTGGTGCCTGGAATTGTGAAAGTTCCAAAATCATTTCTATTGAATAGTCCATATCTCTCATATTTGTCAACATGTTCACTAATTCTAAATTCTGGGACGATTGAGTAATCCTTTGCCATCAATTTCAATTCTTGCTTAAAATCAGCATATTCATCAAACCAAGGTTCCGAAGAATGAGATTCAAAAGTGGAAACGCTTCCTGACTTAACTACTATTCCTGCCTGCGAATCTGCTTCCCAAACCGCTTCTCCTCCAAACACATCAATCGTGTTCTCAAAGATATCCCGAATTGGTATTGAACCAGTAGCAGGAATATTTATTCCCGATGGTGAGACTATGGATTGTGGGGAAGAAAGCACATGTTTGCGGGAATACAAGCCACTAGCTGCCAAGCTTCTAACCGCGTTGGCGCCGGCGGTTCGGGCGGCGGATCCACTAACAATGTGGAAATAGTTATTCTGGAGTTCGCCGGAGGATCCGTTACCAATAAGTTGTGTATATTCTCCACTCGCTGTAATTCCAGGAACACTGGTTCTGGTAAGGAAATTACTTTGGGCATCTAGTAACCAACAACTCTGTGAAACAGTAAGACCAAATGAGTTGGGAAGTGTGTTACCGAGCGTTACTCTCGCATGCGAGGCGTCACGCCAGAATTTATTATCATACCCAGTTCGCCCAGTAGTCGATGAGCTAAACTGGTTTCTCGCGGCGGGAAAAAGATTTTCGGAATATAGAAGCCAATTTAAAGCGACAGAGGGAATGGATCTGTTAATTTCGAGCAATTGACTCAGAGGGGTCGGCTGTGCAGGCGCGGCTGGAAATTGTAAATTATTAAGTGTTGTATCAGTAAAATATATTGTTTCGTTATTGTGGGTTGTTTGTATGATAGTTTCTGCACCATTGCCTATATTCATACTTAATACAACGGGTCTACCGCGCAAAGACACAGGATATAAATTATAATCCGTTATGGCTTCTCCATTATATACCGAATAGTTGTTATTATTTCTGTGTTTAACTAAAATGGGGTGATCACCATTTCGTGCCGAAGTCCAACTCCACCCAAAACCGGCGCGGCGGTTAGCCATTAATACATTAAAATAATCAACTCTAGGGTTAATCTCCGCCAGAATACCAAACTTATCCATGAGTGTGTTATTAAAGTAGTCGATATTATCAGAGGTGGAAGGGTGACCCAACACATTTGGATCAGATGTTGAATTATCGACAGGATCGACGGTAAATATTGCCAGGCGCGCCTCTGGTTGATATATTGTAGGGACTGTGGAACCAACCACACTACTACCAGATACATAACTAAAATAAGCGGTATATCCATCAGCCGAGCTTGAATAAGTTCCGGCTTGAGGCCCATAAACGGGGGCATATCCATAGTATCTGATGTCTGTAGCATTTACAATAGATCCAGTCACCCAGGCATATTGTCTATCTGATCTGGGCGTCTGGCGCTGCACCCAGAAGTTATCAAATTTAGAACCAGTGCTATATGCGTTGCTCCCCGAAACAATCACAGTTTTGGTATTTCTTGGTACCTTAATGAACGAAGCAGACTGATTATCAGTTGCGCCGGGATCGGTTACCAAGAATGAATCTCTACCAAATTTTCCACAATGACGTGTAAGCATTGCTCGAAGACCGTAATCTTTACCGTGAATGTTGTAAACTCTAATGCCTGGGGTGCCAGAACCTGTGGGCTCTGAAATAGACCCTGTGGCGGTCTGTGATGGTTTTTTCACACTTAAGTTACGATAATTCAAGGCATTATAGACAGATAGTTCTGCTGAGCGAATATCTTGGTAGCCCCTACCTTGTACCTTTATACCCCCCGGAGCACGAAAACGCCCCTTAATGATACTTTTGTTGGTTGAACTGGTAAGATATGCAATCGAATAATCTGGAATCAGTTGAACGTGGTTTTGAGCAGTTCTTCGTGTGCCGAACATTGTGCGGCCTTGAGACGCGGAGGGGGTGTCTGTAATCTGTGATGGTAGTGATGGTTGATTTTCAACGAACTGCCTAGGGTTTTGGTAGGCACCCACAGTGCTCACCACTTCATAGTTGTGGTTGTAGTTTCCGAGAATTGTGGATCCAGTGCGATGTTTAATATTGCGAATATTGACGGGACGTTTGGCGACGTGATCGCGATATAGATATGCCTTTTGTGCGCCAGTCATTGGGTAAGGAGTAACACCCTCTTCGTTTGCTTCGGGCCACGGATAGTCACAACCAACCATGCCAATGGCGCCGGTGACCCCAACGTACTTACCTAACAAAAGTTTCCAACCTTCAGGACGATTTAAATAATTATCTGAGCCAGTATTGATAGCGACATGTCTATATTGAAGACCACCGACAACATGATTGGTAAATGGCCCCTGCATAGGAACCTCTAAATCGGGACCATAGGCATCGAAATGCAAGTTTACAACTTCTAAATCGGATCTAAGTCGCTCTGTAACTTGTTTACCATAACCAGTAGTAACCACCGCATCAGTGGAAGAACTTAGAATATTAAACGGAAAAGCATAGGAGGATTTAACATTCTTGGGCCCGATTCCGTCTTCCCAGTCGCGGCCATGTTGAACCTTTATGACTTTCTTTGTTTTATCTCTTGGTTTCTTAATATCCGATGTGTTTAAGACGTTTACTATTTCATCTATATCACCAAACAAAACATTCCTTGGTACATAAACACTACCCGATTCATTAACGGGGCCGGCAGGATATAAAGCGTTGAAAGTGAAGGTAAGGTTTTTTGTCTCAGTAAAGTTAATACCACCTTTGTATACTTGAGTGTGCTTTGTTTCTAATTGATAGGGCTTGGCTAATTTATTCTTAACATAAGAAAGTCTATAATATGCAGTCCTATCATTTTTTCTAAAAACAGGGAAACTATCTTTATTATCCTTCTTTGCCGATTCTCGAACAATATCTCTTTCACTATCGATAGAATTATCGCCCGAAGAAATAACACTGCTGCCGCTTCGTTCGGCGCGTTCTCGCCACCAATCAGAATTCTTCGCCTGTGAATCATCAACAGGATGATGGTTAAACTTCCAATTATAAGTTAGTTTATTAATGCCCATCATTGGGGCTTCAGTGCTGGATTTCTCTTCTAAACTGGGGAATTGGGATTGATATTTATTTCTTTCCAAGACGTGGCTTTCAATTATATTATATACATCTGCCACATATTCTGCCGAAGCTGGCAACAGTTGCGCTAATATTGTCGCTATAGAATCATCAAACCACTTATAGTAATCTATATATTTTTCGACCGATTTTACCGTTGTTACTTTTCTAAAGAATACTTCTCTTAATTTTTCGAGCGACTTATACTCGCTGCGGTATCTATTAACTGGTTCACCTATGAGATTATTAAAATCAATAACTCCCGCAAAGAAGGTTAACATTTCTTCAGATATGGCATTATAAATACTTTTTTCAATCGTGTAAAAGAAGCTTGGAACCGTTTCATCAATTCCATAAAGTTTATCATCCTCGGATAGAATCTGGATCATATCGGATGATACCGGTGATTCTGGATTTATAAACTTAAAGGAATTAACTGTTTGTTCTTTTACTACATTCGATGATGAAACTTCATAACTAAAGCCCCTACCTGTGTGTTGATATCCGGTTATTGAACCAAGCCATCCAAAATTGTTTCTCAGATCGGCAGATCCCGAACTCATATCTATAACTGCAAATTCACCGTCTGGACCAGATCCGGTTACTTTTCCGAAATTCCAATTAAGAGCTAATGTGTGAGGATTTAATATATTATAACCTGCATTGTTGGTATCAAGGGGAGAAAGATTTTGATAAGAACCTGAGAGTCCGACATTGTTGGAAGCAAAGGCGTGCTGATCTAAGGCGCCGTCGTCTAAATGCTTGAGCCAAAAACGACAATTATTCAGCAAAACATCAGAATATTGTAGAATTGTTCCCGTCATATTGGTTCGGCGGGCGCCGGCATATAATCTTTTGTGCGCGCGAACAGAACCCGTACCATGAGCCTTTGTCATACTACCGGTTAAACTAAAACTATCTCCTATAACCCCTAGTTCTTCCTTTACACCTCTGAATTCAACATCGTATGTGTAACTTGTGGCTCCCGTAACCACATCTGTTAAGGGATAATTGCTAGGTTTAACTCTAACTGAAATATTCCAATGCGTATCGTCATATGTATCAAAGAAAATAGAGCTTGTTAAGGTGGGGAAGGGGTAAGGATCATTAGATGATGTTAGCTTAAAGTATACATTCTTTGAATCTGTGAATGGTTTTACAGCATAAACCTGAAAGTTTGTCACATCCACACTAGAAGTTGAGGTACTTGCTGTGGCTTGGGTTCCATCGATACTGGGGCCATCGAACTGATAGATACCAAACAAAGAGACATCAGTATAATTTCGAACCACCGGATCAGTCGTTGCATCATAAGCCGGAAAAGTAATGTCAGCTTCGGCTGTAAATCCATATTTGTCTTCGGGATAGACGCTGCCGGGCATGCCATCGGTGCTGCTTCCTGATATGTATGCCAGGAAATTTGAGTCGGTGCCGCCAGCAAGTTTTCCATCCGTAAGTGCGCTTTCATTGACAAGAACTGTACCAACTGAGTCGGCAATCGCAATCTCATTTCCAGCGGTACCAGCGTTGTCCGCAGTTAGATTGACGTATGTTTCCGCGCTCGTTGTACCATCGGATGCTGTGAGTCCCTTAATGCCAACTGTGGCGCCATTTGTGATACCAGAGCCAAATTTTACTTTTGAAGTGTCAGAAGTACCATTAATCGCAAGTTTTAAATTTGCGATTTTAGCGGCGTCACCGCTCGGATCGAGGTACCAATGAATCTGATTTGCGGATGGGGTGCTTCCCATCGAATTTCGTGCCATAACTGTAGCAGTAATACCTAATCCACCTGCGGCTGTTGGAACAAGGACGGTGAATGCATCATTGTGCCAAACAGTTCCGCCTGTGATTTTAAGCGCATCTGCTGCTGCGGCGGTAGTGGAGGCTTTGCCGGAGTCACAATATTGAACAATCGTGCCGGCGAGGTTTTCATTTCTATTTTGATTAATAGATTTTCTAGTGGTCAGTGTTTGTTTTAAATTATTCTTTAATTCAAATACTTGGTTGTCGGAATAAACATTTAGTCTTATTAGCCTATCATCAATGTTAAAACATCTAAAAACATTTCTAATAGATTTCTCGGTGCCCTTGTTTTTGTAAATATTCGCGAGGTTGTTATATAAATTGAGGTAGATTAAGTTTTTAGTTTCATTTAAATTGGATTCAAATAAAGTATCATTATCTCTGTTAAGAAACTTTTCCATTACACTCGCGTCAATAAAGATTTCAGGAGCATAAAGACCAAGAGATTGGGGGAAATGTTGTGCAAAAGGAAAAGGCTTATCGGAACCGCTAGTGTAATTTAAAGCCTTGAGTCCCGGTAAGGCTGAAATTTGTAGAAACAATTTATCAAAATATGTGCCGGCGATGTGTGTAAGCTTTCGTAAATCAGAAGTATCGGCTTCGTCGCTTTCGATAAGCCACGACGGCATTAAACTTAAAAAGGAATTATTATTGTTAGAATCGTGATACGATCCCGAATTTAATAACGCTGTTTTTAACGCACTCACGCTTGGATGAGTAGCATAAATAATCGGATCTAAATATTCCTTTGTTGATGCAGATGCTTCTAATATAGCTGAACCGGTATTTCGAGAAGCCGAATCATAACCTGTCCAAACACCGTTTCCTAAACGTCCAGAATAATCGAGAACCACGCTATCGATGGCGGTATCTGTACTAATGCCCTCGTTGAATTTATAATATAAACCTAGGGTAGCGTTGCTTATGTCGGTGTTTGCACCACCATGAACTTGTGTAAACCAATGTCTGCCAATCTCCTCGCCTGTTCGAGCTACCTTCCAGAATCTAAACTCGTCCATCGAGGCGCTTAATTTTGCCATTCCGGCCCAAGCAGCTGGAGGATCCCCATAAGTTTCCGCAGCGCCCGACGGAGCCGATAAAAAAGAACCTATACGACCTTGCATGTTCTTTGTTTTTAATGCGCTCAAAGTGGCGGCGGAGCCGACCCATCCGGCCGAACCGGTTGTATAAATATCATTAAGATAACCATCTACATAAAGTTTTGTTGTTATACAGCTATTGACATTTTGGAACACCAGAGCATAATGACCCCAACTCGTCAAAGAGTCGGTATCAAGGTTTTGACCAATCGAAGCTGTTAAAAAGCCAGCAGTACCGGATTGTGCTGTGATCAAAAACGGAGAGCCGCTGGCCGCCCCTGCAAGTTCAATAGTAAGCCGTCCATAATCAGTACTGGACGATGCGGCGTTGTTCCAAATATCAAGAACAACTTCTCGTTGTGTATTAACATTATCAAAGGCTGCTTTCTTCAACCAGAACTCGACTGTAACGCCGGTATCAAAATCGGATTTTAAGTTAGATTCCCGAGACCCCGAACCATAAGAATTCGGCAAGCCGGCGGTTTGATAAATATTTGTATCATAAACATTAGAGTGTTGAAATTTAGAATCTTCAGGATTATTAAAAGTGTCCGATAATTTAGTATAGGATGCAGTGTTGGGACCGCCGACAAACTGAATATATTCTAGTGTGTCAGGGCGTCCATATGCTCCGCTTAGACCGCCAACCCGAGTGCCCCAACCATCGGCACTTAATAATATATAACCGGCCGTTCGGGGATAAATGTCGTTGAAAATATATTTTTCAATACCCAATGAATCATTATAAAACTTATTAAGCTCTGCATCAGAACCATCATATGGATAATAATCAAGTATTCTCTCAAAAGCACCTTTATAATACAGATATGCAGAGCCATATTTTGCAAAATTGGTTGGCTCCGAATAATCGATTTGGGGTAAAAAACTATCTTGCCTTCTTTTGATCTCGATTGCATTTGTGGACGACTCAACGGACTTAAATGCCTCCCTTTGATCAGTCTCAGAAAGATAGTTTTTGCCTTCGTTTGTTGATTCAAAAAGTTTTTTTATACTCATTGATCGCTCTTCTCTACTCTAAATTTAAAACTGTCGACTTGCTCTTCCCAAGATTTTATTTGTTCATCATAAAATGCAAATTTAAATGCATAGGTGTAGCCTGGTTCCAACAATTTCATATCAAAATTAAAATAATTTCCAGATACATCGTGTGACAAGCCGGTATGAAAATCAGATCCAGTGCCATAACCCACAACATCTAGGCCATCTAAAACCCTGTACACCCTATAGGAAGCGCTTTGGATAGTAAGACCTTGTGGAGTCGCTTGCACAACCGTATAAACATTGGGGTTCCAGTTTTTATTTCTCACATATAGATTGAAACGACTAGTTTCCAATGGATGATAAGAGTTCTTCAAATTAGTAATATCAATAATATACCTTTCTGAAAGTAATGTCATTCCGGTATCAAACGTCTTCGGGAGTATGGATCCAGTAAAATATTCAGTAGAACCACTAAACCATACATCATACATCGGACTTACTGTGATGGCAGTAGAGGCTGTAATACCCAGTGAGCAGGAATAAATACCCGTGGAGACATATCCTCCAGTTAAAGCCGTGGAGCCGTCGTACAGGCTCATGGCAGTGCCGCTAGGAGCACTATTATCAGACGAGCCCGAATAGAGGCTTACATATACACTGCCGGTCCCAATAATCGGGAGATTTACGAGTTTTCCGCGAATAATATTATAAAAATATAGTGTATTTAAGTTATCGACTGCTGGCGCTCTGGAACTACTGAGGTAGAATTCGCCACGATCATCCCTTGTTATGTCACTCCAGCGCGCTTCAATGGCGGGCCTTTTGAAAAAATATTGAGAGCCCCGAGCAAAAAATCGTTTAGTGTAATAAGAAGTGGTAGCTCCACTTAAATTATTAATTATGCTGCCGGTGTTTTGACCTGTTGAACTTGAATAATACGCTTCATAGCTTTGGGAAAGTAAAATTTCGACGCCGTAGTTTTCTTGTGTGCTATCTAACCACGACTCTACTATAGGAGTAATGTCTAGGTCCATATCTTCTAATCCATTGGCAAACGTCTGTTCCTTAAACAAGTCTGCTGAACTTGTCAAATAGCTACCACCAACTACTGACCAAGCCGCAGTATCCGAAGCAGACATCCAGTTGGCGCCTGTGTTGCCTCTGGTGAGGTCCGCGTAGCCTTCTAAGTCTAAACCTATTCCTTCCTGCCAGGACTGCGACAAAGCGGCCACAACAAGCTTAAAATCCGTCGGTACGGTTTTAGAAGTAGGTGCATTAAAAACTCGTAAGTAAAAACTTACGCTTCCCGAAGCGGGAATAGTGTTGGCTGCTCTGTCAGCGGCGATGGATGTGGTGGGAAACTTTAGAAGAATTCGTGATAACTCTTGAGATCCCGAAGCTTGACGACCATAAATAGAAAACACCTCCATCACATCGGCTTCGCCGGCATTAGCGCCGGTACCGCGAGTTGTCAAATTGGGTTGAAATGCATTAACAATTGTGGTATCAGCAGAAGCCGTATAGCGTAAAATAGGCATTACTTAATTTTTCCTTTAATATCAACTGTTGGGAACTTAATCTCAAATATACAATTAGCCGGCGCAATTAAATAACTCCCATCAGGAGATAGGTTGCTATTAATATCAAAAGTAGTATTAGCATATTGACCAGAGGTCTTGTTTATTATTTTAACTTTTGTTACATCTAAAACACCATCTACCGCGTTCAAGCGAGTATAAATGTCACTAATATATAAAGCTTCTCCAATATACAATGTTGTTGCAAAATCAGCTGCAAGGGTTGCGATTGTGGTATCTAACAGTGTGTACTTGTCGACATTTGCTTTTGGCCTAATTTGAAACTCAATCCCCAAGTTGATTACAAAGGGATCTAAAATATCAATCGTATCATTTATCATTCGATACTGGTTAAGCCAAGTCTTTAGATTATTTTTGATGGTTGAGTTGGTTGTTGTTAGTTTTCCAAAATTATCTTCCGATATAACATACATATTCAAGTTTCTTTTCGCGGAATCTGGATCTCTTTGAACCGAGCACCTTTTAATCGAACCAAACTTAGCGGGCATTCTGTATGCAACATTTTCATAGTCTGCTTGAGTGACTGCACGATCTTGGGTTGGAAATGTACCATATACTCTTCTTTTTATCTCTGTGCTATCGGGTGATCTAACGTCTCCGACAAGAGGCGTCTCATTGTTGACCTCCAAGGAGTCCATGATTGTTTGTACGGTAGAAGGGGTTAACCTTGTTCTATTTTTAAATTCCATTAGTGCGTTTGAAACACTATTCAAGGAACCCACACCTAAGTTTGCTTCTGCTGGGTTGTTTGCACGATACACTACGGTCAATGTAGTATTTGATGGTACAATACCAAAATTTTCATTTTTTGACAAACGGGTAGGATCAAAAGTTGTGTCAGTCACATAGTTCTTACCAAAAATTTCTAATGCCACCCTTTGTGGTTCAGCTACAACGTTTGATTCACCAGATTTCCCACTTCCAAATTGTAGGAATGCACTATTGCGATCACGCTCTACCACAAACTTTCTAGAAACCAGATAAGGTTTTATGATCGAGGGAACATTATCGCTCTTGTAGTTATTGTTAGTAACCTCTTTAAATATCATATCTTGTGATAGGTATCCTACCTCAAAATACTCATTACCTTGTGTGTCTGTTACTGAAATAATTTCTGCTATATTAGCTGCCCCAAGCTTAACTTTCTTAAATCTTTCGTATGATCCAATTACAACCTCTTCTTGACCAAAAAACCCAGATACTACACTACCATATGCTTTAATTGCATAATAAGTTGGGGCGCCAGTTCTTGCGTGAGTTCGTGCAGCCACCACAGGGTTCTTGGGATTGGCAAAATCAATATTTTCAATTAAAACATAATTTAAACCAGCCTCTGAGGTAAATCTAGATCCACGCTTTAATACAGGAATATACTTAGTGTCGGGACCGATGCCAGTCGCAGAAGCCGGCACCAACACAAACATAGCAATTTGTCCATAAACAGATGGGGCGCCCGTATATTTATATCCTAATACGCGGCCATGGCGTATAACATTGTTATATTGATATGCTGTATCTAAAAACGTTTCATTAACATTATAATCTAGATAGAAAGATAATTGATCGCCAACATATGCTACGGCGTCTAAAACGAGCGAGCCGAAGGAGGCTTCGCTAAAATCTTGAAAAGTATCAGGATAAGATCTTTGGGCTATATCAAGTAGATCTTTGCGAATACCTTCATATTCTCTGTGCGTATAATCGATAGGAACTATCTTTTTTTGTTCGTCAGCCATAAAAAACCCTCTTTTTCTAAATAGTAAATTCTAGCAAATCCTGGGCGCCTATATTCGGAATTGTATAAACAATGGAAACTCCCAATGTGTTAGCATCTGGATCGGCACTAGAAAAAGCAATATTTCTAATCAATATAGCGGGCATATATATTTTCACTTGTTTCTTTATTCGTGAATCGATTTCAGCATACACATTCTCTGCAAAATTTTCAAACAAATAGGTGTTTAGTCCAACCCCAAAGGCTGGTTCCATCACGCGCTCACCAGGATTTGTCAATAAAAGCATTTTTAAATTTTGTTTAATTAACCTTTTAATAGTTTTGTTCATCTGATAGCCATCAACTGTGCTATATCGTAACGGGAGTGCCACACTTAGAGAAGACATATTTTGTTTACCTCACTATAATTATGCTCATTATTCTTTTTCACAGAGTTCTCCATCTTCATTAAATGGATTTGATCGAAGTCTTCTTCTTTTCCAGCGTGGCAGAAGACTCATTGCGGACGCGGGCTTCAAGAAACCCTTGAGTCGATTCATATAGAGTTGACCTGGGCCGGTGCGCGGAAACAGATCCGTGGGATTGAAATCTTTAAAGTTATAATGCTTCTTAAATAATCTTTTAAGATTCAACGTAGAATTCTTTAGGTCGACAGCATCCCATTCATCAAACTCCAACCAAGCAGGGTTCCCCTCCCTTCTATCGGTATAACTAGCCCAACCCTCGTTTCCCGTGTTGGTTGTGACACCTATAACAAGTTCGTCGTCGTCGTCAGCGGTCACCTTTTCCGCATAGACGCCAGGCTTTTCATTTATCGCGAAGTCGTTAGACATGGCACCCCCCCATGAGGTACCAGATGCTACTGTTACCTCCCCAATTGAGGGAACAAAAGCCATTTCGTTATAAATCGCTGTTGTTGCGACGATTTTACTTAGAGGGAAAACATAATTGGCTAGCAATTTGAATTTATCGTCGCTCTTTAAATGATTAATGAGACACAATAGTTCCTTGGAGTTACCTTCCAATCCTCTGAATTTTCCTATAGAAACATCTAAAGCGTCAATCTCTGCGGAGGTTATCTCATATTTCTGGCCGGTTTCGACAAGTGAAAACGCCAAACCCAGTCTTACGCCCAATTCCCCAGTAAGACCAATAATATTTCCATTAGAATCATATTCAAATTCCAAAGTCCCTGGATACTCATCGGATATATTTAAGTTATTATCTTTACTCT